CTACCAATAGACGCCCCATTTACTGTGGGCGATACCCAATATCCCGCCAACTGGTTGCGTTTGACCACTATTGAAGAAAAAAACGCTATTGGCATTACAGAAGTGCCTGACACCCAAGTGACCTATGACGACAGATTTTATTGGGGCGCTGACAATCCCAAACAGTTAGAAGACGCAACCATAACACCTGAAAACGGTGACCCATACTTTCAAAAGGGCATGAAGTCTCAATGGGCTGCACAAGTCAAAGAAACCGCTAACAAGCTGCTTGCACAAACAGATTGGATGGTGATTCGTAAAGCCGAACGTGGCGTGGACATTCCTGAAGATGCGTCAACCTACCGTGCGGCTGTGTTGGCAGAATGCACCCGCCTAATCACAGAGATTGCGGTTGCGGCAGATGTGCCAGCTTTTATTGCGGTGGTGATGACTCAAGATTGGCCCCGCCATGACAGAATTTGATTGGAAAATTTCAGAAACCGTTGTGCAGGACGGATTTCTAAAATCTTTAAAATATTACTGCAAGGCTGTCGATGGCGACCTGTCTGTGGACACCGAGGGCTATTGGTCTATGAAAAAGACCTACACAGTCACAAGGGACTGCCACCAAACCGAGGTGGTAAATTGGCTAATTGATGAGACTACCCAAGAAGGCGTGAATGCCATAAAATCAAGACTGCAAGAGCAGCTAGATAACTTGCGGAATCCTGTTTCCACAGAGTTACCTTGGGCAGTAGCCACATTTAAGGTGACACTATGACCCAACCCATTGACATCATCAGCCGAGCCATGAAGGACATCGGCGCATTGGCTGCGGGGGAATCCCCCACCGCTGATGAGGCGCAAGATGCCTTTGATATGCTCAATGACATGACCGCCCAATGGTCAAATGAAAACATGATGGTTTTCTATAAAACAGAAATCATCTTCCAAACCGTACAAAACACCGTTCAATACACATTAGGCCCAAGCGGGTCTGTGGGTGCGACATTTACAGGTTCTATTGCTGGCACAACGCTGACTGTTCCTGCCAACGCTGTAACTGCTGGTGGCATCACTATGGGCATGACCATTAGCGGCACAGGTATTACCGCAGGAACGACCATTGTGGGCTTTGGAACAGGCGCAGGCGGCAACGTCAATGAGGGCGGTACATATACCGTCAGCAAAGCCCAAACCGTAGCAAGCACGGCAATTTCTGCCTACTATGAACGCCCCCTGACCATTGAATCTGCTTTTGTAAGGGTTGCCACCCAACAAGGCGGCACTAACTTGGCGGGTGGATATTTGGACTACCCCGTAGCCATTCTCAGCTTAGAAGAATACGAATCCTTGGGCATCAAGCAGCTTAATGGCCCGTGGGCAAAGATGATCTATTACCAGCCAAGCGAGTTATTGGGAACGCTTTATGTGTATCCCAACCCGTCTAGTGGTGAGCTTCACTTGTTTACAAGCACCATCTTTAGGACGTACTCAGGTTTATACGACACCATCCAACTCCCCCAAGGCTACAACATGGCATTGCGGTGGTGCTTGGCTGAACGCCTGATGCCGATGTTTGGCAAGGCAAACGCTACACAGATTGCCATGATTAACGCCTATGCTGCCCAAGCCAAAGCCACGATTAAGCGTACCAATATGCGGCCTCCACAAGTATCGCGTTACCCTGACGCGCTTATGGTGGGCAGGGCTAAAGATGCTGGCTTTATTATGGATGGGGGCTTCCGTTAATGCCTGATTTTGGCTTTGTTGGCCCATCCTATGAAGCACCAAGCATCTACCAAGATGCACAGGAATGCATTAACTTTGTCCCTGAAATTGACCCACTAAAGCAGCCTGGCGACAGGGGCGTGGTGGCACTTTATCCCACCCCTGGACTCACATCTTTAGTTCTGTTTCAGAATCAGCAAGAGGTTAGAGGTCTGAGAACGCTGTCGGGCGGTGATGTGATGGTTGCGGTGTGTGGGCCTTACATTTATGCCTTAACAGCTTCTTACACAACCACAATGGTGGGTCAGTTAAATTCATCCACAGGCATTGTGGGGATAACTGACAACGGCGTGAATTGCTATATCGTGGATGGCACAAACCGCTACACATGGCGCATTTCTAGCCCATCTTCTGCCGTTTTTACAGGGTCTATTAGCGGCACAACCCTGACCGTGACCGCTATTACTAACGGCACGATTGCAATCAACCAAGCCTTGTTTGGCGTGGGAATAACCCAAGAAACCGTGATAACCGCATTGGGTTCAGGTTCGGGCGGTGTGGGAACTTACACCATTAACATCAGCCAAACCGTAGCGTCTGAGCAGATGAACAGCGTTATTGCTGGTGCGGTGGTGACGGGTTCTATATCAGGCACAACACTTACCGTGACCGCCGTGACTAGCGGTACATTGGCTTTGGGGCAAACCATCCAAGGCTCTACCGTAACTGCCCAAACCATTATCACGGCGTTTGGTACAGGTACAGGCGGGGCAGGCACTTACACGGTCAACAACTCGCAAACTGTTACTTCTAGAACGCTTTATGGGCTAAATTGGTCGGTCTTGCCAAGCTCAGACGGGGCGTTTACAGGCGCAACATCTGTGGACATTGTGGACAACTATTTTGTCTATAACCGCCCTGATACACAGCAATTTGGTGCGTCTGCGGTGTTGTCGCCCATATCCTCATCAGTCTCATTCGGCAGCAAAGACGGTGCGCCTGACGATTTGGTATCGTTAATTGTTGACCATCGTGAAGTCTATTTGTTGGGTGAGGTGTCTAGTGAGGTTTGGATTGACGCAGGTACTAGCCCATTCCCACTACAAAGAATTCCTGGCACTTCTACACAGCACGGCATTGCAGCCAAGTACAGCGTGGCGCGTCTAGGCAACTCATTTGCCTATTTAAGCCGCAACATCCGTGGTCAAGCCCAAATCGTTCAGATGAACGGCTATGTCCCTACAAGGATTTCCACCCATGCAGTAGAAAATTCTTTGACTAACCAAAACGTCAGCAATGCGGTAGCGTGGACTTATCAGCTAGAAGGCCATGAGGTTTATGTAATTTCATTTCCGTCTATACAGCTTACATGGTGCTATGACGTAGCATCTCAGATGTGGCACAAATGGCTTTACACAAACAACTTGGGCCAATACGAACGTGCTAGAGGCAACTGCTGCGCCCAGTTTCAAGGCTTGGTGTTAATTGGTGACTATGAAAATGGAAAGATTTACAAGCTAGACAAAGACAATTACACAGATGATGGTCAGCAGGTAAGAAGACTACGCAGAGCGCCTCATTTGGTGGCTGACTTCCAGCGCCAATATTTTGATGAGCTACAGATTCAATTCCAGCCAGGCGTAGGGCTATCCACAGGCCAAGGCGACAACCCACAGGCCATGCTGAAATGGTCAGACGATGGCGGTTCTACATGGTCAAACGAGCATTGGGTGACTATTGGCGCTATTGGTCGATATGCCAACCGTGCGATTTGGCGGCGTTTGGGGTGGGCTAGGGACAGAGTGTTTGAGGTGGCAATATCAGACCCCGTAAAAGCGGTCATTGTGTCTGCTAACCTTAAGCTATCTGCGGGAGACAACTGATGGCATTACCTATCCCGCAATCCCAACCCTATCCACAGTCGGAATTTTTGGACGCACAGACCAAGCGCCCCACACGGACATGGCAGCAATACTTTATTAACCTGCTGAACTTTACGTCTGCCTCAACCGCTACGGCAGGGTCTGCCACGTTGCCAGCCAATCCCGTGGGGTTTATAAACATCACGGTGAACGGCGTTCCGTATAAAGTGCCTTATTACAATTTATGAGCGATTTACAAACAATCCCAACCCGTGAGCAAATAGAAAAACTGCAAGCGGAAATGGCATCTTTGCCTCAAGCAGACTTGCAAGCGGCTGCGGATGCTATGCAGACGGAACACTACTTTCATGGCGGTATGTACGCAAGAAAGTTAAGCCGACCCGCAGGAACATTGATTGTTGGCAAAGTACACAAGCAAGATCACTATTTTTTGTGCGCCAAAGGTGAAATAATTGCATGGACTGAGGGCGGCATGAAACACCTGTACGCAGGTGACATTGTGCAAAGCAAGCCTGGCACTAAGCGGGTTACTTTGGCGGCAACGGACGCAATAGGCATCACGTTCCATGTAACTGATAAAACTGATTTGGATGAAATTGAAAAAGATTTGATTGAGCCTGATGAACTTGCATTGTTTGACTCAAACAACAAGTTAAAGGTTTTGGAAATTAAAGGGGAATGACATGACTTTTATAGCAGCATCAGCAATTAGTGCAGGCGGCTCTTTAATTGGAGGCTATTTATCGGGCCAAGCCGCACAACGTGGTGCAGAAGCGCAAGCCGCTGCAATGCGGGAATCTGCTGCTATGCAAAAGCAGATGTTCGACATTCAGAATCAGCAACAAGCCCCCTACCGTGAGGCTGGTTATAGCGCCTTAAGCGACATAGCGGGTATGAAGCCCTATTTAACGCAACAGTTTGGCCCCGAACAATTTGCGGCAGGTATTGACCCTGGCTATGCCTTTAGGCTGCAACAAGGCAATTTGGCAAATTTGAATCTTGCCAATCAAGCAGGCGGAGCAATCAGCGGCAACACTCTTACGGGCTTGATGAACTACGGGCAAGGCGCCGCTAGTCAGGAATACCAAAACGCTTTTAACCGCTACCAAACACAACGGTCAAACATCTACAACAACCTAGCCTCTATTGCGGGTCTAGGTCAAACATCACTTGGTCAGACGGGTCAGTTGTCATCCAACACAGCCCAAGGCGTAGGAAACGCTATTGCAGGCGCAGGCTCTGCTATTGGTGCAGGACAGGTGGCTATGGGTAACGCATTGGGCGGCGGCATTCAAAGCGCAGGCAATCAATATATGTTGTCGCAAATATTGAGCCAAAGGAATCCTATTGGAAACGCAAATTATTCATTGAATGCAGGAACTGGTTCAGGTATTGGCCTTACCCGAACAGGCGGCAATCTAGATGACATGGGCGGTGGTCAAGGATTAAATTTAGGCGGCGGTCTAGGTTTCAAAACGTAAGGAATAAATCATGGCAGACTTTACCCCCGTAGCGTCCCAATCGAGGCCTCCACAACCTTTGTCGTTGGGGGATATGCTGAACATTGCTAGAACTGCTCAAGCCTATCAGCAAGCGGAGCAATTAAATCCTTTAGCTGTACAACAGCAACAACAAGCAGCTAGGACGGGACAAATTGCTTTATCCGTTGAAGAACAAAAGGATATAGAACGCCGAAATTTGCAATATTTAATTGGCAAAGAGCCTCAAAAGTTAATGAAAGATGGTGTTTATAACCCACCAACAGCGATAAGAGAAATTCTAAAAATAGCGCCACTAACAGGCATAGCGCAGCTTAAAGACATTGCTGGTTCTTTTGGCGCACAGGAAGCATTTAAAACGGGCGCAATTGGAACGCAGTCCGCTGAACAAAAATTTGCCAATGAGCAAATTTTAGGCATTACAAGCAGTTTAACTTCTTTAATAAACAATCCTTTAATTGTTGCTGCAGAGAAAAATCCTGAAACAGTTTCGCCTGAAGCGCTTGCAAAAAAACTTCAAAGCTATGGCGAGGAACGAGCTACAGCATTGGGTATCCCCAAAGAACGTGCTGCAGAAT